ATTCAGGACACGCTTTTGCTGCTAAACGACTACTTTCATAAACTCCCCAAGGTGTTACCCATTCGCATTTAAAGTTAGGATTTAACTTTCCTGTTTTACTTGCTGTTAGACGATGTCGTGTTTCTGCTGTACGAGGAGGTTGCTTACAGCCTTTCTTTTGTTTGCTTACATTTTTTGCGTGTTTTTTACGCAAGTTTTCATATAACCGAGAACGTTTAATAACGTTGTTACGTTCTTTTGCTTTTCCACGTCCTGTAAGATAAAATATAGCACTAAGCATTTTATTACGTGCTTCGCCTTCTGTCATTTTAGTTAATAGTAAGTGACAGACAAAGTGTTCGCGGGCAGTTAGTGCTACAAGGTTATCCTTGCTATTATCTCCGCCTAAACTTTTAGGAATAATGTGATGATTTTCTGTGTAACTAAAAATAGTTCTTGACTTTGCTCGTTCTATTATCGTATTATAGATACGAGTATATTTGTTGTCTATAAATAACATTGCTGTTGTACTCCAATACAATAGAGCAGTTGGAGCGGCAACTCGCGAACTGCACCTTACAATGTTATTTACCTTTTTTCTTCTGTCTTCCGCTTTTCATGTTCGCACACCAGTTCAGCATCTTAGCACGTTCGCCGCTTGCTTTTTTAGCACGTTTGCGTAGGCTTGTTACTGAACCTTTACAACTAGCACCAGCACGTTTTACACGCCCTGGTCTACTTTTACCCTTTTTTTTACCGTCGGCAAAGTTTTCTTCTATTGCACTCCATGCTTCTTCTAGTGCATTAAACAAGTCGCCTGTATTTTCTGTAGACAACACATCATCTACAGTATTTTTTGCACGTTCGCCATCTGGATGCTTAGGATTAATAGTTACAACTTCGCCATTCATTAGTTCTGCAAAGTTTGCTGCTTTGCCTAAACGGTCTAACACTTGATGTAGTTTGTCTTGAGGATCGTGATTACCACGTTCATACCCAGGCTTGCCACGTAGTTCTAGACGGTTTTTATTTTTAGGTTTAATGTGCAGGGTGTCAAAATCTTCACCACGTTGAAACTGTAGTTTTACGCTTTCGGTTAGTCCTAGATTAAACAGTGTATTAGGACTGTTTTTAGATTTTTTAGATATAACAGGAGGACGTCCATCCTTGTCTACGTTAAAGCCAAACTTTGCTGCTTCTTTAGAAACTTGATCTACGCCAACATCAGGGGTAGTGTTAACACCTTTTACAATGCGTCCAACGCCTTCGTCTAGCTGATCTATTTTCATTTCTTACGTCCTCTAAAACTAGGTTGTCCAGTCATGTACGGTAAACTAAACCATAGTTTAAACCAATCTGGATCTCCCGGCTTTAATCCTAGCTCACGTTCTTTTTGTTTTAGTTCATTTGCAGTGTGTGATATATTCTCAAGAGATACAGTGTTTTGCCAAGGTTGTGGCTCGTTTACACCTGCTAGTCTCTTGAGTTCTTCTAAGTCCATTACACACCTGCTAACATTTTGATTCTATCTAGCTCAACACTTTCGTTTGGTCTTGCCATATCTTGCATTAGTTTTTCAATAACTGCTATTTTTGTTTGATAGTATTCTGCTTGTGTTCTAAGAGCAGGGTCGCCTTGAAGTTCTTGAACCATTCCTTTTAGTTCATTAATAAGTCCTGGAAAAGTATCTACACCTCTTACTTCTCTACCAAAGTCGGATTGTAACATTCTTTCAATAGTAACCCTAGCAACTGCTTGCGGTATTTCGCCTGCAACTTCTGCTTGAAGTTTCTTCATAGCATTTAAACTTTGTGTTTCTTGTGCTGGTGTGTTTTGTTGATAGTTTAGTGCAGGATTTAAAATAGCATCACGGAACTGTGTTGGAAGTTGTCCATCAGTACCATTGCCGTATGCTTGCTGGAATCTTGATATTTGCTGCGCTGTTGCTGTAGTGCTGTCTACGCTTGGTGCTGCATCTGCGTCTGGAGCAGTTATGCCTTGTGCTGATTGGAATGCTCTTTCGTCATCTGTAGCTTGTCTAGCTAGTTGATCAGCACCAGAATCGCCACCTGCATCAGGTTGTGACATAGTAGGAGCATCTGTGCTTGCAGTTGGAGTAGGTGTAGTTCTATCAACTGTTGGTACTAGCTCTGCAATGTATTCAGCCATAGCACCATTTTCTGCCCAATCATCATTTAACCCTTGTTCAACTGCGTCTGCTGTTATTTTTCGTATTAACTGATCTTCAGGATAGTTTCTACGTATACGAGTTAGTTCAGCAACTTGCGCTCTAACAAACTCTTCAGTTGCTTGCTTTGCTGCTTCTTCACGTCTTGCTGCAACTTCTGCATTACCATCACCACGACCTGATCCAGTAACTTCTGGTTCATCTGTTAGTCCTTGCTCTCTGTTTAATCTGTCAATATAGTCCTGACCTTCTCCGTCTGCTTTAGATCTTGTAAACGGATTACCACTGTTAAAACTTGTGTCAATACTACCGTCCGGACGTCTAACAACAAAAGTAGTAGGATTGTTTGGTGACGGAGTAATACGCCATTGCCCAGTGCCTTCTATTTCATTGTCACGCATTGTGCTTGCAGGATCTGCAGGACGTTCTACACCCATGCCTTGAGCTCGTTGTGCATCTTGACCGTCTATGCCTGCACCGGCTGCACGTTCTTGATCTGCTTCAATATCTGCTTGTGCAACACGTATTAGTCCTTGTAGATCATTACTTGTTTCTTCTGTACCGTTTGGACGTACAAGTAAGAACATGTCTTCACCGTCTACACGACCACGCTTTATTTCATAACCGTCTGGAAGACCTTGTGCAAACTGTGGGTCAACATCTTGCCAACCGTTGTCCGGTTCTACAACTTGCTGACTCATTACGTCATCTTCTGTACCACGAGGTTGCCCATTGTTGTCAGCAGCTCTACGATCTGCTTCTGCATCACCGTCGCCTCTGCCGCCAGTTTCTGGTTCTTCAGGATACTTGTCTGCAACTACACTATTCATTTTAGAAATAGTGTTTGCACCAGGATCACCGTCTACAGTTAGATCATTGTCGCCTTGGAACTTGCGAACTGCGGTTGCCGTCTTTTTACCAAACCATCCGTCTGCTGTACCAACATCATACCCTAAATCGTTTAGTGCTTGTTGAAGAGCTTTAACTTCGTCTGACTTTACACTACCGCGTTTGCTACGTTTCCACAAACTGTCTGTAGTATCGATTGCTTTTAGTGCATCAGCATATTCAGGAGCTTCTGCTTCGTTTAATGTTTTATAAAAAAGTTCACGAAGTAGCATCGTCATCTCCCATCTTGTTTTGTCTATTCAACTTAGTATCAAGAATGGTCATTACTTCTTCACTAAAGTTGCCAAATAGGTCTACTATAAACTTACGTGCAGTATCATCATCTAGTGTTGCATATTGCGCACGAAGTTCTGTTGCACTTGTAGCGGGTTGACCTAGCACTGTAAAGTTTAGTGTAGGCGCAGTTACAACGTATGCATGTTTATCGAAGGTTTCAAAGTTTCCTCTGTTTGCATCAGCATCTTGTAAGTAACTTGCAGATCCATCCTTTTTAGGTGCAAAACTAAATCTAGGATCAGTATCCATATCCTTTGCACCTACTAAAAACTTAGCAACTGTAGTTGTTGCATCGTACTTACTGAGTATTTCGTCAGGCTTATACGGAACTCTACATTGCACTACTTTACTAGGATCAATGCCTGTTAGTGAAATCATTTTTAACTTTTCGTCAAACGTGAAAGGACTTTTTGGAGGTTCAACTTTAGCACTTGTAGCAATAAAGCACTTTTCAATACCGTATACTTTTACAGCAGAATCAAAAACTGCTTTATGTCCTTTATGGAAAGGATGAAAACGTCCTGCATATATAACAACAACTCCTTGCGGAGTTTCTGCTTCGTACAATGCGCTACTAGTATTGCTGTATAACTCTCTTAACTTCATTATTGCCCACCTGTTTCTGTGCTAAAGATCTTCTGTGCAATGCTTTCTATTTCTGTTTCGTCGAGTAATGTATCAGGATCAGCATTAATGGAAAATGTTTCTACATATTGTTTACATGCATTTAAAATAATAGCTTTTAACTCTGCACTAGGATTAAGCTCTTGACCTTTTTTGTGCTTAGAACACATGCGGTCAACAGTAGGAAAGTATTCTCTACGGTAGAACACAGGATCGTTAACCATATATTGATGAACGTCATCTGCTACATCAAAATCAAAACGTGCCTTTTCGGACTCTTGTTCGCTGTTGAAAAACTCTCTTAATAACATATTACCATTTCCTACATGACCAGTAACGTGCCTTGTGACGCGGCCCTGGATTATCACAGTTATGTCTAGCACGGAAACTTCTACGTCTTGCCGGGTTAGACTTTTTAATCTTCATATCAGGATCACCAAAGTTAACTTTAACTACGTTACCCTTGGGATTCTTTACATATACTTTAAACTTTTTAACATCGCCGCGCATTGGCTTACCAAGTTTAACTTTACGTCCTTGATATTCTGCTTCGTCGATTACTTCATCTTCATTGAACCATAAATCACCGTATGCTTCGTAAAAGTCATCTCCGTCATATGTTTCTTCTCTAACATCAGGACCGCTTTGCAAGAATGGGTCATTTGCACGTTGTTGTGCTATTTGGTCTTTTGTAGGTGCTGTAGTTAAATCTATGTCGTCTGGCATAGCTGCTATTACTTCTTCTGGAGTAGCACCCATATTAAGAGCAGTTTTAATCATGCTAAGAGGATCGTCAAACAGTTTAAGATTTTTAAGATCGTTTAGTCTACGTTCTTTTGCACCGTCACGTTTTGCTAGTTGAGTCTGTGCCATACGCTGCTGTGCTGCTGGATCAACTAAACTTTTAACAATGTCAAGATTTTGATTCGCATCTTCAGCTAGATCGTCTGCTGTAATCTCAATATCAAAGTTATCGTATCCTTGTGTATACAAGTGTGTGTACAAATGATCTGCTAGTTTGTCTGCTTCCGCATCGTTTGGTGATTCACTAATACCAATACGGTATACAGTTTTACCACCTTTTGCTTCAAACACTAGATATTCTGTTTCACTTTCTAAAAGTGACTCATTAACGTTTTCAAAACATGCAAGAAATGTTCTACTAAAGTTACTATCCGGTTTGTCATCAAATACTATACTAATAAAGTTATCCATCATTTATTCCTTATTGATAATACGGCAAGTATCCAGTAGTACCGTTTACGCTAATCTCTATCCAACCTGCAGGTGTTGTACCGTTAGTTGGTGTACCTTGTCCTACACCAGCATCAATACGCAATGTGTCAGTTACAGCATTACCTATTCTAGTTGATCCTGAACTGTTAAATGCAGTTGATGTAGTCAACGTTGCGATTGTAACAGAAGCAGGTAAACCAATCTGTTGACTGTTTCCGCTCTTAGTACCAACTTCAATCTCGTTTGCAGTACCAGTTACAGTATCAAGACCAGTGTTATTAACAGTATAGTTGCCTGCACTTTCTGTAACACTAATAGCTGTACCTGCAACAACACTTAGCGCACCACTGTTAGTAATAGTTAGCGTTTTGCTGGTGTTGTCACCTGCAACTGTGATACCGTCACCACCTGTAACATTTAGTGTTGCGTTGTTACTGCCTGCTGTAATATTAGTTGATCCTGTAGGTGTAACTGTTTTAAAGATGTTTTGATCGCTACCTCTGTCAGTGTTAGTTACGCTAACAGAACCAGTAGCACTTGTGTTTGTGCTTAGTCCGGTGCCTGTTGTAATATCTACAACACCGTCATTAACTATTTCAATAGCACCATTAGTTGCATCAATGTTAACATTAATACCTGTGTTGCCAAAGAATGTAAATGTATCTGTGTTGCCGCTTACGCTATAACTTCCAGTTTCAGCAAATGTAAACGATCCAATAGCATCTACAACTGAGATAGTTTTAACAATATCTTGACTGCTGCCTAAATCAGTGTTAGTAATAGTTCTTGTAGCATCACCAGTCCAGTCAGTTACACTAGCGCCAAAGCTAATGCCTGTGCCAGGTTGTATTGAGTTTGGAGTTTGTGCTGTAATAGTAATAGCAGCACTGCCGTTAAAGCTAACACCGTTAATGTTACGAGCAGTTTCCAGTGTTGTTGCTGTTGTAGCGTTGCCTGATAATGCTCCTGAGAATGTACTAGCAGTAACACTATTAACACCTGACACTACAACTGATCTATCAAATGTCCAACTGTCTGTTCCATTTACATATATAAGATCAGCAGTTCCGTCTACGCCTAAGTCTACTTCAATACCTGCACCATTTGCTGCGGCTGCGTTTGAAGAACCGTCTGCAACAGTAATAAGTTTGTCTGTAACTACTAAATCAGTTGAGTTAACTGTAGTAGTTGTACCGTCAATCTGTAAGTTTCCGGTAATAGTTACATTACCATCAAAGGTACTTGTACTTGTTCCGCTAACAGTTAGTTGACCACCAACAGTTAAGTCACCGCTAGTACTTACACTTTCATTATCATAATCAGCATGTAGTATTTTAACTGGAAATCCGCTTCCGTCTGTAGATCCACCTAGTACAATAAAATCGTCTTTTGAGTTATAAAAGTTTACAATAGTTGCTTTATATGCATCACCACTTGCGCCCGATGGTTCACTGTTATACCCAATAACAAACGGAACACTAGTATAATCGCCTGTGTTAACTGGAGTGTGTGTATTGTCAAATACTTCAAACTTGTAGAAGTATGAACTTTGGTTAGCACTTAGTACTGCTTCGTCGTCTTCTGTGCCAACTCTAATCTTAGCAACTGTTCTATAACTTGACCATGCATCCTGTGCAGAAAGACCGATAAACTCAATCTCTCCCATATCATTGTTAATAGGAGGATTTTTTCTATCACTTTGTAATCTAATAGTTGCAGTAGAACCATAGTTAGCAAATGCATCTGCAGATTGTACTTTAAAGTTGGGCTCGTTACCTGATACTACCATACCACCTGTAAATGTAGCACTTAAAGGAAACGCTTGTGCTTTTAGTTCGCCGTCTACTTCTAGTACGTTACTAACATTAAGTTTTGCAGTTTCGATATCAATACCAGTATTACCTGTACCACCTAAAGTTATATTGGTATTGTTTGCACCAATGTTTAGTCGTGTTGTACCTGACTGTATAGTTGTAGTAGCAGCATTAAATGTTATATCACCCATTGTTAATGTGCTAGTAATATCTGCCGTTGCAACTTGTACATTATTAAATGTACTAGTTCCTGATGACTGTATGTTACCCGTGATAACACCACCAACAGTAATACCTTCTCCGTCTACACGTAGCGGAAGGACTAAGTTACCTGCTTCTCTAACATAAAGTTCGTATCGTGATTCTAGTCCAAGTTGTGTGTTGTTTGAAACAGACATTTCAAACTGTCCGTATGTAACAGAGTTACCAGCGTTATCTCGCCCGTCATATTGTAGGTTTGCAAGTTTACCAATAGCCTGATCTGAATGTTTTATAGTGAATAGTGCGGCAGTGTTTTGTTGATCGTCTACGTTATTAAAGGTATAGTTTGCTACGTTGTTATTTTGAGTACTAACACTAATACCAACGTCTTGACTTGCGGCAGCAATAATAAGTCCTTTTAATGAAGTTTGTCCTCTTTGAACAACGTCATTAAGTGTATCGGTAAATGGAGGAATATCAGCAGACGTAATAAATGTTAGACCAGGGTCTCCATCACCGTCGTTTACTAAGTCACTAGTGTTTATAGGTATTGGCGGAAGTCCGTTCAAATCAGCGTAGTTGCCACTAAACGTACTTACAGGCAATCCTGCTTGTCTAATAATACCAGTAGCAGTAATATTTGCAACTTGCGAAATATCACTTCCACTTAAATCTAAGTTGTCGCCGATTGGAAGTTCTTTTATTTTATTATTATCGCTTACATCAACGATTAAGGGTACTCTATCTGCCATCTCTTGTATTCCTATAATATACTCATGTATTTATCGTTACGCTCCTGTGCCACCATTTAAAGTTTTAACCACAACAGCTAGACGATCAAGTGCTTCGCCTACGGTAGTCGGAGGAGTTCCGTTCCAGTCTAATGGATCTAAAGGAGTATATGCTGCTGAGTACAGCTCGTTAAAGTTTTGATTTGTTTTGTCAAATGCTTCACGCAATGTGTCTGCATTTAGATCAAACTCATAAGCACCTATGTTTATCGTCTGTTTTGCCATTACTCATCTCTTAGTGATTCAACAATATACTGTTTATTGTTCCTGCTGTCCAGTTTTCAACAACAACCCTAACCCAAGTAAAGTTACCTACAAAGTTGTAGATCTTTGTACTTGTTTCAGGCACAGTGTATTCAATATCACTAACGAGATTTCCGCTTTGCGAAACTGCTCCTGATGCTAATACTGTTAGTTGTGTTGTACTAACAGTTGGTTCTGCTAACTTAATAGTAATCCAATCTGCATCTGTTGGACTGTTAGCAATGCTTGCTTCAACATGAAACTTTCCAGTAAAGCCGTCTAGACTAAACTGTGCTGTGTGGTTTCCGTCTCCGCTCCCGAAATAGCCGTCTCCGGCTATATTTGACGTTACATACGGTAATACTCTTGTAATATCGTACGATATTGATGGTTGTAATGTTGTGCTTCTACTGGACATACTGTATTTATCCTTACTTTAAATATCTATCTCTTTAGGATCTATGAGGTATATTATACTTCTAATCCCTTCACTTATAAACAGTGTAACTATATTTAAAGTTTTTTCGTCTTTTACATAGATTATTCTTCCATCATGCAAAATAGAATCGTCTAACAGTTCTTCTTTAAACTTTTTGCTTATTTTAACTTTATCAGTATTGCTACACCAAGTACCAAAAGAAGCAAATCCTTTTCGCACAAACTTAGTTGTTATCTTGTATTCAAATCCGTTATGGGGAGTTATCTGATGTTTAGGGTTTGCTAACAAGTATTTTGCAACATTTTCATTTTCAGGACGCACTAGCTCATATGCTTCGCTTCCTAATAGTTGGTCTAAATGTTCTAACCATTTAGAATCATTGCTAAAAATGTTTATTGTACGATTTTCAATACGTAGCAAAAACTCGTTAGGCGCCCTTTTAAAAATGTTAAGCAGTGTTAGGCCAAAATGTATGTCCGATACTGCTATTAAGTCACCACCTCTATAAAGACCAAGGCGAGGTTGCACACCGTCTGCAATGTCTTGATTCCATAAATCTAATCGATACCTTGCATAGTTAAAGTCTTTATTTCTAAATATGCCTGCTACGGCACAGTACACACTCAAACGATATGCATACTTGCCGTAGTACAAGCGTGTAGTATTACTCGGTGACAACTTCCGTTTCCATTACCTCAGTATGTAGAATGATTGTGTCGTCTGCAACATCAACTTCTACTTTCCCGCCATTCTTTAGATCTCCAAACAATAGCAGTTTAGAAAGCGGTCTCTTAATGTCTTGATCAATAATACGCTGCAATGGTCTTGCTCCCATTTTAGGATCAAAGCCAGTGTCAACTAAGTAATCAAGAGCTGAATCAGTAACACTAATAGCAACATTTTTGTCTACTACTTGTTCTTTTAGCTCTAGCAAGAACTTACCAACAATCTTCATCATTGTATTCTTTTCTAGTTTACCAAACGTAATGACTCCGTCTAAGCGATTGCGGAACTCTGGAGCAAAGAACTGTTTAAGTTCTGTGTCTTCATAGTCTTTGTTGTCACTACCAAAACCGATAGTATTCTTTTCGCTTGCGGCTGCACCCAAGTTTGTAGTTAAGATTAGTACACAGTTACGTGCATCCGCAACCTTACCATTAGAACCAGTTACAAAACCGTTATCCATTACTTGTAGCAAGATTTGTGATACATCCGGGTGTGCTTTTTCGATCTCATCAAGCAATAGTACACAGTTAGGTGTTTCTTGTAGTTTAGTAATCAACAGGCCTGCGTTTTCTTCGTGACCTACGTAGCCCGGAGGTGAACCAATAAACTTAGCAACTGAGTGTTTCTCCATAAACTCTGACATGTCAAAGCGTACTAGCGGAATACCCAAGTGCTTGCTCAACTGTTTAGCAGTTTCAGTTTTACCACAACCTGTTGGACCCATGAATACAAAGCTACCAACTGGACGGTTTTCTGATTTAAGTCCTGCTTGTGCAATATGAATCTTGTCAACAATCTGATCAATCGCTTTGTCTTGACCAAACACTTCTGCTTTCATGTTTTTGTCAAGGTTAGCTAGGCTTTCGCTTTCTGCTTCTTTAACAGTCTCTTCTGGAATGTTAACGATTCTCGACAGTTCATACTGGATCTGATCAACGTCTACTACTTTTTCTTCGTCAGACTCTTTAAGTTTAAAGCGACTACACGCAACATCGATTAAGTCAATAGCCTTGTCAGGCAGTTTCTTATCGTATTGGTACTTGACACTAAGTTTAATAGACGAGTCAATAGCTGCATCTGTAATAGTAACTTTGTGGAAGTCTTCGTAATATTTCTTAATACCACGCAAAATATCCTTAGTTACTTCTGCAGTCGGTTCGTCTACAGTTACACGCTGGAATCGACGCATTAGAGCACGATCCTTTTCAAAGTGCTTGCGGTATTCTTCCCACGTGGTTGAAGCAACAACTTTAATGTCACCTTTGCTTAGTGCTGGCTTGAGCATGTTAGCAAGATCGTTTGCACTGTTGCCGCCACCTGCGCCTGCACCACTAATCATGTGTGCTTCGTCGATGAACATTACAGTCTTGCCTTTTTTCTGTAATGCTTTTACAACCATTTTAAAACGTTCTTCAAAGTCACCGCGGTACTTTGATCCAGCAAGCATGCTGCCAATGTCTAGATTATAAACATTGTACTCTTGCAAGAAGCTAGGCACAGTTTTATTTTCAATGTTGTATGCAAGACCTTCAGCAATAGCAGTCTTACCAACACCTGGCTCACCAACAAGCAATACGTTGTTTTTGTTTCGACGTCCTAGTGCAAGTGCAATACTTTCTAGTTCTTCTGAGCGGCCAATAACAGGATCAATCTTTCCTTTAACTACTTCAGAGTTAAGATCTGTAGTAAACGCATCAAGTGCTTTTTGTAGAATACTATCAACTTCTTCGTCAATCTCTTCAGTTACTGAATGATTCACATATGCCTGGAACTTGTCTTTTTCAACACCAGACTTTTCTAAGAAATATGTACCGTAGCTTTTCTTTTCATGTAACAAACTTAGGAATACGTCAACAATAGTTATTTCTTGACGACCATTAAACAGTGTCTGTGTAAACGCACGATTAAGAACACGTTCAACACCTTGTGTTTTCTGTGGCTTATACTTGTCTGCGCCAGGCAAGCGTTCGATTTCGTTTTTTAAATACTGCTCTAAGTTGCTTTTAATGTATTCAACATTTGCACCGTATTCTTCAACTAGTGTACAAAATGTTTCTTCGCACATCATTGCAAACAGCAGATGCTCCAAAGTAACATATTCATGACGTAGTTTCAAAGCATCTTCAACTGCTTTGTCAAATACGATTTGTAGTGCTTCACTTGGTTCAACCATGAACTTTTTTCCTCTTATTAAGTTTTTTTAGAGCCATTTCTCTTTTTAGTTTGCTTACTCTGTGTGTAAAATCTGTTCCGCATAAATGATCAAACTCATGCAAAAAACATCTTGCATCGATGCCTTGTAAAAATAATACACGCTTTTGACCATAAATGTCAAGATATTCGGTTGTCACGCTGTCTGGTCGTTTTATCGAAAGTACTAATCCAGGATGGCTTAAACATCCTTCGTCAGCAGTATCTAACCCAGATCCAACATTAATAATAGAAGGATTAAACACAGCAATAGGGTCTGTGTGTCCTTCAATGTTAAAAGGTCTAAACACAAATACAGCCTTATTGCATTGTACTTGAGGTGCTGCTAACCCAATGCCGTCATTTTCGAGCATAGTTTCGATCATACCCCTAACAAGTTCTTGAGGATCTCCGTCCTTTTCAAAGTCGTAGGGCTCGCATACTGTATTCAACCATTCATCTGGATACTTTACTATATTCATTTTGTGCTTCCTTTATATATTGTAACATATCTTGGCCGACGTTGTCATCTACTTTTGGCACTTTTACTTTCACTTTAACGTAAATACTTCCTCGTTTTCCTGTACGTTGACTCACAAGTCCATGGTCGCTGATACTAAAAACTTGATCAGGTTGTGTTCCTGGAGGTATTGTTAGTTGAAGTGTCTTGTTCTCTAATGTTCGTATTACTTTTTTAGTTCCTAACATTGCTTCAAAAACATTTACTTCAGTAAATGTTAACAAGTTTTCGCCTTGTCTATCCCAACCTCGCGGAGTTCTTATTATTACTTTTATTAACAAGTCTCCTCGAGGCAACTGCTTAAACATATTGTCCCCTAAGCCTTGATAACGCATAGTTACATTGTTATCAATGCCTGCTGGAATATGTACTGTTGCTGTTTGCTTGATGCCCGAAGGAAGTTGATATTCTATATCTAACTTTTTGCCTTTGATTATGTCAACTAACTCTACTTGTGCTGTACATAATATATCCTTATTGCGCTGACGTCTACCTCGCATTTGTCCAAACATCTGCTCAAACGGATCAGCATAGTTTCTTTGATCCCATTGAGGTTGTGGATTATCGTATTCTTGTCTTTTAGCTGGATCTTTTAATGTGCTATACGCTTCGTTTATTTTTTTAAAGACTTCTTCATTACCGCCGCGATCAGGGTGATGCTGCATACTTTGTTTTTTGTATGCTTTACGTATATCATCTTGAGTAGCGTTTTTGTTAACGCCTAGTGTAGAATAATAGTCCATACATTTACTTATCGCATGGACTATTATGTATTAACAGTAGTGATTACTGCTTGCTTTTAACAGCGTCAGCACCAAAGAATGCTGCAACCAAAGCAGAGATAGCAACAAAATATGTAGGTGCAATATCACCAATAATATTTGCCGCAGTATCTGCACCAAGTAGGCTAGTTGCTACAATAGTAAATGGATATAGTAGCATACCAAATAGTGCGAACCAAGTCATTTTACGCATTGCATCACGCTGTGCGTCTGCATCTTCTAGTGCTTTACGTTTGAACTCAAGGTGCATATCCAGTTCTTCTTTAGAAATGTGTCCGTCACCGTTTGCGTCCATGCCCTCGACTGCATCAGCGTCGATTGTTTTTTTATCTGCCATTAGTCTTTCCCCTCTAGTTTAGCAAGACGTGCTTCTAGCTCGTCAATCTTAGAAGTTATTTTAGGGTACTTTACACGCCAAGCATTAGGATCATTTTGCAACCAAGTCCATCCCCAACGGATTGCAAGGTACTCTAGAGTACTATCAAACTTAGTTACGCCCCATGTTGCCATCCTTGTGTCTTTAAACCAAAACAGGAACGCAGCGCCAAGCAACGATCCTCCAATGCTAGTATAAATCCACAGACGGTCGCCTGCCATTTGTTGTATCATATCCCACATAATAACTGCCCCTCATTGTTACTATGAGTATTTATGCTATAATGCTAGTAATAAGGAACAGGGGCAGAGTAGTAGGAAGTTTAGAATACTTTCCAAAAAGGGTCTTTTGGTGTCTCTTTTTGTTGTGCATCTACTTGTGCTTTTGCTCCGTCTATTTCAGAGTTTGCAGCGTCAAGTGCTTCGTTTGCGTTCTTGTAGTAGTTTTCATATGCAGCAATGATTGCTTGTTGCTGTTGAATGTATGCTCTAATAGAGCTAAAGTTTAGTGAAAGGTTTTCGTATCCTTGGTCGGTAAGTGCAAAGAATACAATAGGACGTCCAGACGTTTCAAAGTCTTTTAGTTTTTCTTCAAAGTTTTCTGGAGTTAGAAGTACCCACTTAACTTCTTTCATATTAAGTGCTTCTGGATTCGGTAGAACTAGTTCAGGCTTTTCGATAGGCTTTGCACTAACCTCAATCTTTTGAGGCATGCTAGTACAACCACTAGTTACTAGGAGTAGCGACAGGACCAGGCCATAGCCAAGGACATTCTTTATTGAACGCTGTACCACTTGTTGCCTCCTTTTCTTTATCAGTTAGTTCTGCACCAGCAAGTAGTTCAAAACATCTACCTGCATTTATTGTGCCACGATTAACTAGTTTTTCAACTAGTGCTGGTTTGCTGCTTCCAAGTACTGCTAAATCATGTTTTGCTAGCTTGTCTGCTAGTACGTTGTTTTGCGCACGTATAGCAGCAAACTCTGTATTAACACGACTTAGTTCTTCATTTGCTCGTTTAAAGTCTGCTTGTAGACTAGCGACAGCCGCTTCGCTTGTAGCGACTGCCGTTTCTAGTTTAGCATTATTTTCGTTGAGGATGGCCATACGTTCCTGTGTGTCTTGATAGTACACCCAAAACGCTCCGCATAACATTAGCATCATAAGTGTAGTTGCTGCTGCTATTTTCATCCCCATCTTATCAATCCTCTAGTAGTTTAGCAAATGTTGCAGGGCCTGCAATACCGTCTGCTGTTAGACCGTTTGCTGCCTGCCACGCTTTTAGCGCACGTTCAGTACCTGGACCAAAGTCGCCATCTGCGCCAATACCTAGTGCTTCCTGCATTAGTTTAACACCGTCGCCTTTACAGCCTTTGCGTAGTACGCCAATGTCATCTAAGATATCTTCAACGCTATCATCATCTGAGCCTAAATCATCTGCATCCATGCCTAGTACTTGCATAGCATGTTTATAACGCTTCTGACGATCTTCTAGTCCAATGTTACCGCCGTTAATCTTTTTAGTCATCTTTACAACATCATCAGTGTCAGCAATATCGTTTAGGTTGTTTGCGTCCCAGAACCAACAAGCTGATTCAATAGCACCTGCTGGAGTTGCTACGTATTCTGCTGCTTCTTCTGCTGTCATGTCAACACTAGCACCAAAGCGTGTGTAGTTATCACGTCCAGTTAACTGCTTTAGTCCACGTCCGCGGAATCTCCAACCGTCACCTTCTTCAACGTTGCCCATTTTGTATTTACGGAACTCATCGTTGTAAACACGGTTAGCAATCATCTCTGGATTGCGAGCATATTCATCAGCATCTGCTTTTGGAGCATCACCAAAGTAACGACCAAACACTGCACGAAGTGCTTTTGCTGAATAGTTTAGGTTTTCTTCTAGGCGTTTAAAGCCTGCCGACTCGTGGGCGCACTGGCTTAGAAAGTGTGCTACACGGCGTTCTGTAGTAATACCGTATTTTGGTAGTAGTTCACATAGTGCATCATACCAGTTGTCAGCATCATCGCTGATGATTTCTGCTAGATGTTCTTTGGTGAAATCAAAATCAAAACTCATTATTAGGATCCTTTTTTTGTGTACATTTTTCGCATCTGCAATGCTTACAGACTTCGACTTCGTATATGCCAACATCGTGTGCATTAACTTTCATCGTAGTAGTTGTACCACAATGCGAGTCTCTTCCACAGTTTTGACAATACGTATGCATGATAATATTTATTTTATGTGTTCAACAATAAGAGTATTTCCGGCATTTTCAAATACAAACTTATCGCCATACTTTGTAATATTATAATCGCCTGCGTACTTTGTTAGATATAAGCACTCGGAGATCGCTTGTGGTGTTAGTTGTATAGTCCCTTCGGGTTTTAAATCTTGACCAAAGTCTACAATCTTTAGTGTTACTGGCTCTGCATAAACTTTCATTAGTTTTAAACTTTCGCCTAGCAAAGTTACATCATCCATGTAACTTTGACTAAAGAAGTTTTTATAGTTACTTAGATTACCTTCATTAACTACATTATAATACGATTCAGAATCTAGTGGAATAGTTTCTTCTAGTGTTTGTTCATTAGCATCTGTACTTCTAAAGTTTTTGTAATATCTAAACTTAAACGCATCAATCTCTGTTAGATTTTTAACACCATATAGCATTTCCATAATATTGTTTGGAACATCTTTATTACGTTCCATTTCAACAAATACACGGTACATGCCATCTGACATTTCACCTGCACTAACATCTGCATCTAGTACAAATGAATAACCTTTTTCAATGAAGTTTACTAAATCTTTTGCAGGTTCTTTATCTTGTACCACAAAGCTACAAACTACAATATCCTTGTCGTCGCCCATTTTGCTTTGATAGGAATCTACTTCAAAAATATCATAAACTAAATGTCTTAGGTCTCCGGCTTGTAATCCCATTATGCAATACCTCCTTCAGGTGCTGCACCCGGTGCATCTGCTACTGCTTGTTCTGCTTCTGGAGTTTCAAGCTCTGGTGCTGATACAGAACTTGCTGCTTGTAGTTTAGCATCTAGTTGTGTTTTATATCCAGTATACATATCCATTATTAGTTTCTTAGGCATCATGATCTCTACAACCCATATTGGACGCTTGTCTAACTTACCTTTTTTAGTACCAGGACGCATGTCATCCGGTGTTCTAATCGGACGAGCTTCAACAATACTACTGCGACCCATCTTAACACGACAATCATAATCTAATAAACGCTTCGCTCCATTTGGATCGGGCATAGCTTCTTTGTCCCACATAAAGGAACACTTAACCCAATGTCTATCAATAACAGGTCCTTCAACAAGTTCTCCTGTTCTCCAGTTTTTGTAAACATACATATCAAGCTCGTCAAGCACACGCTCAAAGTCTTTAAGAACAGTTAGTGCAGTATTGCTTTCATATATTGTGTTAATGTTTTTAATAATATCTATAGTGTCGATCATGTGATTGCTTTCCAGATTCTCTTGTATACTTATTTATCGCTTAACAATCATAACAAGAAGTTTTTTCTCTCGACATAATCGACTAAATATTTTTGTAGGACATGAGTTCTTACTAACAAGGACAGTGTTTCCTACGCTACAAAGGAGACTACTACATGGGTTCGAAAAGAGCTAAAGTGCGTAACAGCAAAAACACAGCGAATATTATTTCGTTTAAAGAACACCTCCCTAACAAAAAAGACCAAGTAAAAATACTTCCAAGAAATAGAAGCCAAGAACAGTATCTGTTAAAACTTCTGGATCCTCAGAAAGACATAGTTTTCGCAATAGGACCAGCAGGAACTGGTAAGACACTATTAGCAGTGCAGAGCGCGGTAAAAGATTTCAAAGAAGGCAAAGTTGAAAAAATCATTGTCACAAGACCAGCAGTGTCAGTTGACGAAGATCTTGGGTTTTTACCAGGAACGCTTGAAGAAAAGATGGCACCCTGGACAAGACCTATTTTTGACGTATTACGCGAATACTTTTTTGCAAGTGAAATCGAATCAATGATTGCTGAAGGCGTTATTGAGATTTCACCTCTAGCGTATATGCGAGGCAGAACTTTTAAACAATCTTATATCATTGCTGACGAAATGCAAAATGCAACTCAGAACCAAATGAAAATGTTGTTAACACGTCTAGGCGAAGGATCTAAGATGGTCGTCACTGGAGATTTAGCTCAAGCTGACAGACTTAAAGATAACGGGCTAGTTGATTTCACAAACAGACTAGAAGAAACCCCAAGCGATAGATTAGACATAGTCAAGTTTCATACAGGAGATATTGAAAGACACCAAGCAGTTGGTGAAGTCCTTAAAGTATATAAAGATGTAAGTTAAACTTTAACTACTTTAATACTAGATTTATTTAAAAAATCAAGGCCCTGTGTACTACGATAATCATTTTTGTAGTACACAGCGGCTATTCCTGATTGATAAATCAACTTAGCACAATCGATACAAGGCGAGTGTGTAATAAAGATACTTGCACCTTCTCCACTTTCAGGAGACTTTGCTAGTTTAGCAATAGCATTGCTTTCAGCGTGTAAAACTTCTGGCTTGGTTTTTAGCTGATATGTTGATTCTGCAGACGTATCGTATACTTTTTCTTCACACACATTATCCCAACCTGCAGGCATGCCATTGTAGCCAATACTGATAATACGATCATCCTTTACAACAATCGCACCTACTTGTAAACGTGTTGCTGAACTTAGTTGCGCAAAACGTTCTGCAACGTCCATGTATGCTTCGATAAACTTTTCTTTCACTTTTTCTTCCTAAAAATAAGTTCTCCAAACGCAAGACCATACTCGCCTTTGTTTGTACGCAATATACCGCCGTCAAAGTATTCTACTTTTTCCTTAGTGTGCTTTTCGATATATGCTTTAAAATCTGTTAAACTATTCCATTTGCGTTTTAAATGTTTCATTTTAGTATCCAGGTCTTGGACCACGTGTTTTAGGAAGCGGCGCTGGTGACTTAGAAGGATTTTTAATCATTTCTAATAAGTATTCATTTTTTGTATAGATATACGTCCAACTAAGTCCGTGTATAGGAGGCTTTCCATTGTTGTCGTAGAATGTGTGCCTAACATAATAATCAGTTAGCCACACACGCTTTTTACTATTAGTTACTACAGGTAGCCAAGCAAACTTTTTTTCAAATCTGTGTTGATCCGAAAGTTTACTACCGTAGTAACTGTGACCCATCATACAGCCATCGGCGCCTTGATTGAGTCCATAGGATCGTAATCTAACAGTTTATAATCACTAGTTGTAGTTTCTAATAGCTCTGCAATATTTTCAAATGCTGGCATTTCTAGTTTAGGCAACTTACGTGGTGATCTAGCCATCTGCTGTCGTACTTGTACTTGATGATTTTTATATACATGACAATCGCCGCCTGTCCAAATAAAGTCACCTACTTCTAGTTTGCAAATCTGTGCAAGCATATGTGTAAGCAAACTGTACGATGCAATGTTAAACGGCACACCTAAGAACATGTCTGCACTACGCTGATACAGTTGGCAACTTAGTTTGCTGTTAATAACTTTAAACTGTGCAAGTGTATGACACGGTGGAAGTGCCATAGCTTCAAGTTCAGTTGGATTCCACGCACTTAATAGAATACGACGACTGTCAGGTTCGCGATTGATCTGCTGTACAATGTTAGCAATCTGGTCTACACCTTGGCCATTAAAGTTGCGCCACTGGCTTCCGTAAACCGGGCCTAGTTCTTTAACTTCGTCGTCATTACGATAACCTAATGCAACACCTTGTGCATCAGCATTAGCAGTCCAAATAGTTTTCTTGTCTACAAGTTCACTGCGATGCTTTTCAAAAGTACGTTCAGCAAGCCTACGCTCGTCTGTGCTGCCTTCAAGAAACCATAATAGTTCGCCTACTACACTACGCCAAGCAAGTTTCTTTGTAGTTACTGCTGGAAATCCTTTTTGTAAATCAAAACGCATTTGATAGCCAAACACTGTTTTAGTGCCTGTGCCAGTACGGTCTTCTACGTACTCACCTTTCTTCATAATGTAATCTAATGCATCAAGATATTGCTTCATCGTTTCTCCAATATTTGGAACTTAACTTCTGGGTGTTCCTCTTCCCATTTTACTTTAAATAGTGTTTCGATCTTCTTCAAAGGCAAATGTGTATCACAGTCATAATCGCCTGGAATACGACTTAGGTAAAACTCGTCAATAACCCCCAGTGTTTGCTCAATAATATTTGGGCCACCTATTACCCAAGTAATAATGCCCGGATGATCTTCTGCAACTTTAGCAATGCTACTAGTAAGCTCGCCTTTGATATAACCGTCAGCACCTGGATAGTCGTCTTTGCGTGTGGTTACTAAAATGTTTTTACGTTTAGGTAAAGGACGAGGCATATGAGGATCGTCCCATGTAGTAGACCCCATGATAACAATATGTCCTGCTGTATTTTCTTTAAACCATTTTAAGTCTGTGCTATTGTTAGGCCACGGTAGTGTACCGTCTTTGCTAACACCGCCTGTATCATCACAGGCTAAGATTGCTTTAATCGCCATCTCCTGGCTCCTCTGAGAAGTGTTCTTCGTACTTATTAGGTACACCGTCCCAATCTTCGTGATCTGGTAACGGGTCTTTTTCTTGTGTAATGTTTGGCCACTTTGCACTATAGATGGTGTTAATATCAATCCACTTAGAACGATCAGGTTCAGCAATATCTGTATCTGCTACGATAGCATCTACAGGACACTCTGGCTCACAAACACCACAGTCGATACATTCGTCTGGATTGATTACAAGAAAGTTTTCACCTTCGTAAAAACAATCTACAGGACATACAGCTACACAAGTTGTATGTTTACATTTAACGCAGTTTTCAGTAACTAGATATGTCATTATAACCTCGCTAGTGAAATAAGTGTTGCAGCCAAGTTAATCTCTGGATCACTAACTAGTGTATGATTAACTAGACCATTTTTAATAATAATAATCGCTTCTTCGTCTTTTTCGCCAAACAAGTCAATGTTGTCATACAGCCAGCGATAGATCTCTTCCATCTCTTCTGGCCTTGCTTGCGCACAAACTAGTTTACGTGCTTCTGTAATCTTACCTGCTTTAAACAGTTCGACCATTTGCAGTTTATAGTCTGCTTCACCTGTATCGCCTTGCTGTGGAGCAACTAGTACACCGTCAACACTATTCATTTGTACCATGTTAATACACTTACGCAAGTCTGGGTAAGTTGCTTTTACATATGTATCAAGTGTGTCTAAGTCCGGAGTAACACCTTCTGTAATAAGAATCTCTGCAACACGAGCAGTAAACTCAGTTTGATCGATTGTTGCAATATGAAAGCCTTGACAACGACTGTGTAGCGCAGGAATAATACGGTTAGGATAGTTACAAGTTAATATAAATCTTGCTGTGCTGTGATATTCTTCCATAACACCACGTAGTGCTGCCTGTGCGTTAGGCGACAAGTAATCAGCCTCGTCTAACAGTACAACCTTAAAGTCACCAAATGGAATCATCTGTACAAAGTTAACAATCTTGTCACGAACATCATCTACTGAGTTTGTTCGCGATGCGTTAATCTCTAGTATATCTAATGGATTAATATCTAGTTCGTTGAATAACAGTTTAGCAAGAGTAGTTTTACCAATACCTGCATTGCCACTAAACAACAAATGCGGAATAGTTTGATCTTTAATCCAAGTGTTTACTTGTGCTCGTTGTGCTTCATCACGAAACACGTAACCGTCTACAGTTTTAGGACGGTACTTTTCTACCCATAGTTCTTTCATTTAATCAGTTTACTCCACTTTTCGAGTTTATCACGTTTAGTTTCTATTCTAGCATCAATCTCTGCTTTTGTCAATAGTCCACACTCTACCATTAAGTCTAACAAACACTGTACATCGCCAACTTCTTCAAGAAGTTTAACACGTTGGTCTTCTGTTACTTCTTCTAGCGTTTCAAACTTACGGATAATCTTACTACATCGTTGTGCAAGTTCACCGCACTCTTCCATAGTGATTACCATAAGCTCTTGTAGTTTGTTAAGCGTACCTGGCATTAGCGTGTTACTCCAAGTTCAGCATATGCCATTTGGATTGCTTTTGATTGATAGTATGCGTCGGCTAGTGCATTGTGTAGATCGTTTTGAATCTTCTTGCGAGGATCTTCTTTGCATACACTAAACAGTGTACGGCTGTCACGCACTTGCCAAAAGTTGTAAGGAATAGGCATGCCTTTTGAGCGGAACATATCTTCCATAATAGTGTAATCGAAGCCATAACCTTGACCCCATAGTACGTCAACACCTACTACAAACTTGCTGATCTGTTTAAGTGCTTCTTCTACTGTGATAGCACCTTCCTGGTCAAACGCTTCTTCCATAATCTTTGGATCTTGTTTGCCCCACCACGCAATGGTGTCATCACTAGTAGTACGTCCTAATGCATCTTGATCGTCAATGCTGATCTTAAAATACATTTCTGAATGTGGTTCGCTTGAATCAAACGGATTAAACTTAACAGCACCTAAGCTCAGTACGGTTGCTTGAGGACGAGTGTCAATAGTTTCTAAGTCAATGCTTGCATGGATAGCCATATATTACTCCTAACATTTTAAACATATTATAACGCATAAACTGCTAGTAGTCAAGTACTAAATCTTTCCAAATGCCCATTTTCTTTCATTACAGAACCAACATTCTCCACAGTGTCCTTTTGTAATCGTCATGTCGTTACAACTATTTGTAAGAGTAAAGAGTGTATCAAGTAAACCGTATTGTGTATACAGTGATGCTATGTCTTTTTTATCGTGTCGAAATAGCGGACGAATATCCCCAAACTCATGTAGTTCACCGTCTATTTCAAAAACAACATTTATTACAGTTAAACGACTTGCATTTTCTGCTCGCATGTTGCTTATTTCTGGGATGTCTTTCCAGTGCTTATTATGATTGCTTGCGTCTGGAGATCTAGTTATGCCGCTGTAAATGTATTTGTATTTTTTGTCTTTAACACATTTAATATGTAAATCAAAAAATGCATCTCCAGTAACATACTCGTTTTCTGGATAATACTCGACAATAGGTTCAAGAAATAAACTATCACACTCTAGTTCTTTCTTAATAAAGTCAAGTACTTGAATGTGATAGGTATCTGTTTTTCTTTTTGGTATAGTAACAGGCTGTATTTTAAAATCTAGCTTGTTATCGATTATGTGCTTTGCTAACAGGTAACACAGAATACTACTGTCTGCGCCACCTGAAAGCCAAATGCCTAATGTCTTATTTTGATCTTCGTAGAAGCAATCTTTTGGTAATAATAGATTTACCATCTTGGAGCATTCCACAAGTTAATCGGAGGTAAGTTTAGTTCTGGCCAATAAAAGGAGTAAGCTCTGGAGCCTTCCAGCCTTCTGGCTTCAATACTTTGCCGTCTTCTCTTTTGCGCACTTTGCCTGTCTCTGGATCGATCTTTGCAAAGTTCGTGTCCATTACTTCTTTCCACGCACCTTCTCCGTCAAAGCCGCCTGTTCGAATAGCACCCATAGTAACGACTAGGATGTCTACTAAGGCGTCGAGTTGTTCTACTTTGTCTCCTGCTTCTACTGCTTCCTGAAGTTCATTGTATTCTTCTTCGATTAAACCGAGATACATAGTATAGTTTGCACAGTTTACTTCTTGATCACACGCTTCTTGAAATGTGTCAATGTCTTTAAATGGATTTGTCATTAAGTCCTCTTACATAAAGTCTTCAGGTCGATGCATGTCTGCTGATGCACCATCGTATTGACCAAATAGTGTATCTTCTGGACGTTCTTCGTTCCACATCATTACACTTTCTGATTCTACTGTTCGTAAAGTTTTTACTTCACCGTTTTCGTCTTCTACGTCAAACCCTCGAGTCCAACGCCCGTGTTCGATAAGGATCCAATGACCTATTTCATACGGATCGTTATTCTTAGGTCCTTTGGCAACAACTTTAGCCCAGCGAGGTTTAATACCTCTATCTTTGCCATCATCGCTTGTAAGCAAAATACCACCTTTGGTTTGCATTTCACCAAAGTGCATATCTGATACTATAACTCTATTACCAACTGGAGTTACATTTCCTTTTGAAACGTGTATACTTGACATTAGCTACCCTTTTTTACAAAGTTACCGTCTTCGTCTTCTACCCAATCATCTTGAGCATCTTGTGCTTCTGCTACTTCTGCCTTTTTAGTTGCTTTTTTAGCAGTAGACTTTTTTACTTCTTCTTGTACTGGCTCTTTACGAGCAATCACTTCATCTTGTACTGATGCTTGAGAAGATTCGTAATAGTCGCGCAATACTTCTTCGCGTTTACGAACAATCTGTCCGCCTTTGCCTAGTTCATCACCTCGAGCGTTTACACGAGCATTACCTACTGCCGGTGTTAGTTCGTTGCGCTGACGTAGCATATCCATGTCTACAATCTTGCCATTAGCAGATCTATAAACTTTTTTTGCTGGTTGTTTCATCGCCATAGTTTTTCTCCTATTATAGTTATACTTATCTCAGGAACTCTCGCCAGTCCAGGTCAAACTGGATTGAGTCAATGCGATGTACACCTATCAAATACAGCACATAACTTGCTACACTTGATCCACGTCCTACACCCCATACAATATCATTCTCACGCATAAAGTCTACAAGATAGATCATATAGCGTAGTAGATCTTCCATACCACGCTCCTCAAATGCTTTGAGTTCTTCTTCTACTCTAATCCACTGAGCACTGTTGAATACAAAATCACTTGATGCATGTTGTAGTTGTTCCTGTACTTTTACGAATAGGTGCATTTCAAGCTCTAAGTCTTTATATTCTTGAGGCATAAACCATTCACTTTGACATACACCGTCAAAAGTCTTTTGATCTACATCTAGTGGAATATACTTTGTAAGTTCAGGAAGACCATTTTCTTTTGCGTAACTGTTAAACATATCTACATCGTCTGACTGTTCGCAAAGAACTACGTGACAGCTATCAATATTGCCACTATAAATCATGTCGATAAGATCACGATTAGAAAATCGTGGTATTCCTAGTTCATCTGTTTTCATAAGCATTTGTATATTTTAGTTGATATTGATCAGATTGTCAAGATCAGAATCAAGATTATTTTGCGCATCTTGCCATTTCTTGGCTTCTCGATCTCTGCGTTCGATTTGATGTGCTTCAAGTTGTACAGCGATTTGCTGCTGTAAGGCAGGGTTGTGTGTTTTCCAGTATTTACGTGTAAGGTCTCCGATGCGGCTTTCTAACTCCGCATCAGATAGACCATATATTTTTGCAAATGGATCATCCATTAGATACTAAACTGTCCTTTGTAATCTACGTAAACATTACGACCACCGTCGTAAGTCCAAAACTCTACTAGTGTTTCAGTTGTTGCACTATCAACGACAAAGTCGCCGTTAGTTAAGAATGCATTGTATGCTGCTGAATATTTAAAAACGCCTGAATCTTCAGTGTCCCAAACAACAGTTCTAGCTTCATCTGCATTTGACGTAACTTGCAACACAATCTTTCCGTAGCCATCTGAAGGCCAGTTAACTAACTGTAATACAACATTGTTAAGAGTAGCAGTATCATATGTAAGCGCAAATGCCTGATAATGTCCTCTGTTATACTCAATAGTAGTGTTAGCTTGAATAGTACCGATGCTATTAAATCCAAACTGTGCTTGCACTAGTTCTACTTGCTGAATCTTATTAAAGTTTAATAAGTTATCAGCATTATTTTTAACAGAGGTATTTTGTAGTACTTCTACTTCTGTTTTTGCTTCTTGTAAACTATTTTTAATAGTTCCAAAGTTATCACGAAATCCCTGCGAGTCGTTGTCTACACCTGCAACAGGAAATGATTCGTTAATATCTTGATAGTTAATGTTACTTGCCATGTTTTAATATCTCCAAATGTATTTATATTGACCTGTCGTTTCGAGGCCAAACTATGAACTGTGTATTACTGTTGCCTAATGTAGCATCAATAATGTATCTATCTACAAAGAAATCAAACTTGGTAAAGTCGAAGTCATTTTCCTTCTGGTAGTTTCTTATTTTTAGTAATAACTCAGCTGCCTTACCTGGTTTACAATATGCAATAGGTATTGCTCTAACATAACCAGGTTGCTTTCCTGTAGACGATTGTCTAGTCTTCATCCACAATGGTAAGAATCTGTTATCAGTTATACCCAATGCTTGTATTCTTTTACGCATGTTAGTTATTGTACTAATGTATCTTTCGTTAGGCGAGTTAGCAGACATGTCGCTGTCTACTGTTATCATTTGATCGCTAAAGTGTCTAAAGAACATTGGATCGTCTAAGTTGTATAACGGGTCGTTAGGATCAATAGTACCTTTCAAAATATCAGCATTTGTCATATCTGCTGTTATAGGATGTTGCAAATCTCTTAATGATATTTTTTCAGCTGCTGATATTATGTCTTCTGAATCATTACCGTATTTTTCATAAGGATCGAGTAGTTCTAAATATACAACTTCATATGTTGCATCGCTTGCTAATACTTCTTTTGCTTCTGCTATTTTCAAATCACCTATGCGCAGACTTCTTGGGTTATGCCCTACTGATGTTACTGCTGCAAACTCACCATACGACTTAGATTCAATACCAGCATATATTAGACTTGTTAACGAACGTTGTATGCCAAAGTTTTCATCATAAGGTCTGTATATAATGTCTGTACTGAATACATTCGAATCAGACATAAATGTGTTCCAGTCTTTTTTCTTCTCTGCTGATAATAATGGTTTAACATAAAGGTTACTATATGCTCTATCTGCCAACGGAGTAATGTTAACAGTAAAGGTTCTTTGTACAGCATTGATTGTAAACTTGTCTTTTGCTTCTACAGTAAACGTGTAACTTCTGTCAAACGTAGTATCTGCACCGTCAAAACTTAAGAAGCCGTTATCAAAAATAGTAATACCTAACTTGTCTTCTGTAGCAAACTGTCTTACTTTACCAATAAGTTCGCCGTCTTCGATCAATGTAATACCATTAGGCAGTTTGCCACTAATAAGTTTGTAAACAACAGTAGTGCCAGGGAACGTACTTTCTGCTTCTATCTTTAATGTGCTTACGCTGTTTGACGGAATGTCGCCAAGATCGCTCGGTGTTAACCAAGTAATAGCACCATCTGCCTCACCTTGTACTCTTACTGTAAACTGTTTGCGTTCTGAAATATATTCATCGTCGTCAAGTTCTACAATCGTTGTAGTAAACGCAAATGCTACTGGATCCTGTGTTATGTTAGTGTTACCAAATCCAAGTGTTTGATCAAATGTTACTCTAATATATTGTTCGTTACTAACAGTAACTTCGTCTACAGCAATAACTTTTAAGTTTTTCATTTTTATAGGATCGTAAGTAGTTGATCCTACAATAGTTAATAGTTGATCTCTAGTACTTGTATCAAAGAATACTTGATTATCGCCTATTGCAAACGGACGTCTAACGTATCCGTAAACAACTTCAACGTCTGCTACACTTGGATTGTAACGTGTTGCTCTAACAGTAAAGTTAAACTCTTTGGTAACTTCAGGCTGATAAGGATAAACACCTGCTACTTCGCCAGTAATATAATCAAGTGAAAGACCTGTTGGCAGTATACTTGGAGTTCCGTCTAAGTTAACTGGTTCTAGTTGATAATCAATAGGACCAATAATAGTATTAGGATCAAATACGTCAATAACAAGAGTAATGAAGCTACCAGCACGTTTCACACCTAAGTTACTTGGTGTAGTAAATATAGGCTTACGTACAAATGTCATGTCTGCTGTAAACAAGTCTTGTGACGCTTTAGTACTTACGTTATCTGCTCTTGCTGCGTCATCACCTACAACATATATTTTAAACTGACGTTTTGCAATACTGTCGCCGTCATTTACACTTACAATAAACTCGTAGTATCTACTTGCTTTCTTAGGAGAGCGTGTAGGATCATATTCGTCATATCCTACATTATCATATAAAAAGCTGTCATAGCCGCTTTGTGAGCGTATTGCATAGTCATACGGGTTAAAGTCATATCGATCGTTGTCATAACCACCGCTTGTTATTGCGTTAAAATCTAAAGGTACAACAGGATCAGTAAATCCAAAAATACGTCCTTCAGATGTTAATGTTAAACCTGGAGGAAGTTCTCCGCTGTTATCACCAATGAAAAACTCTAACTCTTGTCCTGCTGCAATATCGTCGTCAGTTGCAAGTAGATTAATATCAACAAACTCACCGTCTAATACATAATATGTATTATTAGGACCTACAGGCAGATTACCTTCTGGGGTTAACCACACAGGATCGTCTGGACCCTCTACGATTAATCTGAATGTTCTATCTTCAACAGTGCTGTTTGAACCATACTGCGCTCTAATAACAAAATCGTATTCAAGAGTGTTAGGTACTTCTAAAGGAGTTCCTCGCAAACGTTGTCTTTCAATACGAAGCCCTGCAGGCAGCTGACCGCTAATAATGCTAAAGTTTACATCATTAAGACCTTCTTTTATTCCTGAGCCGTTTGGTAGTACAGGCGTACTGTAATATTGTTTTCCTAGCAAGTACGGGTACGTGCTTGTTGTTGGAGATTCTTTTTCACAACTTGCAAAATAAGCGTATGTGCCATTTGGATATTCAGGAGTAATACAGAAGCGTCCGTTATATTGATCTAGCGTTCCTGTATTTGCAACATATGCCCAATCTTCTTCGTAGTATCCGTCTCTAGTATCGCCGTTTTGTCTTTTATCATCTCGTAAAATATAACTCGATGTCATAAATGCAGGATAGCTAGTTGGATCTAAAGGATCGCTGTATCCAACACTTCCGTATATAGGATTACCGTCAAAAGCAAATCCTATTATAGGACTATGTTGAACTCCGGTTACATATTGTACCCAATCTCTTTCAAAAGGATTATTAACTAAATCACCTAAGCGGTTTTCTACTTGAATACTGTTACCATCTATTACGTCAACATTAATAGTACCGCTTCTAGTTTCAAGCGGGATTGTAGATCCCGATACAATATATCCGTATTTAGAATCTCTTCCATACGTTACAAGTCTATTATTATTAAGAACAATACTGCCAGGAAACTCTAAGTTAGCAATCCAAAAAAGATTATTGTATGCTACAATCTCATCTATGTTATACTGTCGTGAATCATCGTAAAGTTCTTTGTAAGTAGAAGGTTTAAAGTAAAGTAGTTGCGGATCACTCACATAATGATAGTCACCATTTACTGTTGGAGGACCAGATCCGTCTGAAACTTGTGATCCGTTTGCTATGCTTTGAACAACATTTCTAGTTAATACTTCACCTTCGATGTTATCTATAACAGTACTTGCATGATTGTATATAGCAACACCATTAGTAGCAACACCTATTGCACCTGTTGGTAAGTCTACTTTAACACTAGGATTTTCAGGAACCAATGGTATTGTAAATAGCCAGTCCTGCGGAGTTGCTGGAAAACTGTTTTGAGGGTTAGGATACGGACCAAATGCATGTTCTGGAATACCAGTAGATGAAATATAAAAATAATCGCTGTCAAAGTCTGTGAATGTTGCTTCTCCAATAAACGGAGAAGTTTGTGTCACTGTTACTTCAGAACCTAATGTAACTGGAAGTTGTAAATCAAATGTATCACCTTCGCTGATTTCTGGATCAAAAGTTTCCCAGTATGTTAAGTTTCTCGGAAGAATGCTTATTCCGTCAATCAACGGATTGTCTTTTATTGCTTTAAATGTTTTACCATTAAATGTAACAACATCGCCTATAGAATAAGCTCTGGTTATATCATAATCAGAGCCTAATAGCAATGTTCCCAGATTGTAATCTGATCTTTGTTTCCAAATACTCGTAGCCATGAAATCCTACCCTTTGTAGTATTTATGTTAAATGGAATACTAAGCAGTGTCTGGTAAGTTCTGAGCTTCGTTTCTTAAAGTAAATGCACCATTTTTAATACGTAGTCCGTCACTTGCAACTTTAGATATTCCCTTATTAAATGGGTTGTACATATATCTATTAGGACCGCCTAGTAAACTAAATGTATTGGTATAATCATCGTCTAAACCAGTGTCATTTAACTTTCCAGTTTGTGCATTATTAATCAACCAATCTTGAACCTGGGCTGGTGTTCGTTGCGGATATGCTTGTAAGTATAATGCTGCTAATCCTGCAACTTGTGGACTTGCCATACTTGTACCACTAATGCTCATGCAGTTAAACGAACCGTTCAATGGATAAGGTAAAACAACACTACTAAAAGCATTAATGTTAGAACATGTACTCATGATACCTGTTCCTGGTGCTAGTATGTTTACACCTGGACCGTGTTCGCTTGATGTTGCACGTATTTCTCCACCTGTAACATTGTCATCAATATTACCAACTACCATTGCACGATCGCTAAATGGTGATCCGCCTCTGTGATAGTATATGTTGCCAACTGTGCTATCTGTATAAAAGTTATCGTAGTCATTACCGCCTACAACATCAATCTTCTGATATGAGTTGCCAGCAGCAATACATACAATGATACCTTCATCGATCATTTCTTCAACGTCTGCATCAACCGATGCAACACGTACAACGTGTCTGTAACCAACGCCAGTAAATACTCCGACCATACCGTATTGTGTTTGTCTAGATGTAGCAGTCCAAGGAGTACCTCTATAGTTACCGCCTGTGATATTACTAAAGTTACGACCGTATCCCCAACTCATATTAACTATAGTTGGTCTTTTCTTACCTGTTACAGGATCCTCTGGCTTATTACGATGCCATAACTTAATAACATCAAAACAATCAGATACAGGAATGCCAGTTCCGCTATCGCCGGAACCTTCTAGTCCATTAACTTTAACCGAGTATACACGAGCGTTTTTGGCCCAGCCATAGTTTTTACCTGCAGCAATACCTGCACAGTGAGTACCATGCCCGTCATAATCTCTATAGTGGTTAGCATTTTGTACACCGGGTAATCCACTAGCTTGATACCAATCAATAAGTTGTACACGACTGTTTCCGTTAACATCATTAAACTCAGGATGAGAATATTCTATTCCACTATCTTGTATTACAATATCAACGCCGCTTCCATCTAAACTATATGTATGTGTAAACCCTGCAGGTGGTGCTGTAGTAGTATACGGATTTTCCGTAAGATCACATCTACCCAATCCCCAGTTTACACGAATAGGATTAGATGTTGATCCTGTTCTATCCATGTACTGCCCATCTTGAATAACATGGGCTCCGATTTCAATATCGTCACGCAAATCTGGTCTAAGTTCACATGCTTCAACTCTAGAATCACTGTTTAGTGCAGTTGCTTCTTCGGGGGTAAGCATATAGTGTGTGTTACGTAATGACCCTATACGAGCGTTTGCAACATCAACTGAACGCTGCGGAATATCTCCTGCCCCTGTTGTTGCAATCATCTCTGTATTAAAAGCATCATAGTCGACACCTTTTTTAAGCGTTACGATATATTCTCTTTCAACGGGTGCTGCTTCTGGTGCCGGTGCTGCTTCTGGTGGTTGCCATATTGCCATTATCTTTTTACCTCATTATGCTACTGTTATTGTTCCGTACATTGCACCACCGTGGTTAGTACATACATAGTAAAGTGTGCTCGGAGCGTCCATTGGAACAGTCCAAACATACACACCTTGGTTGTCACCACTTGTGCCTGTTGTGTATAGATCTCCTGCTGAGTATCCTGCTACACCCGGATCAGTTGTTTGTAAGTTGAATGGGTGTGTTGCACCATTTGCTGTATTGTCAAATACATATGTGTGTCCGCGATATACTGTAAATGCCGGATCATTCACAGTTCCAGTAAACCCTGGTCCAGTAAATGTAAAGTCTGTTGTTCCATTAGCACCTAGTACCCATCCAATAGTTGGACTCATCATAGGCATCCACATGCCGCCGGCATACATATGCGGCTGCGGTAAAGACGAATCTTCAACGTATGCAATGTCGCCTGCGTCTGGAGTAAAGTCTGTACCTAGCCCTGCTAGTGTGTACGCACCTAAGTTAAACAGTCCGTCAACAATATTAACTTTGTTAGCTACAGATATTTCTAAATCAGTATCAGATTCTAGTCTTGGAACTCCTGCACCTGAAGTATTAACAGTAGTTGCATCTAGTTCAGCAACTGATAGTCTGCCGTCAACTGTTACATCGCTTAAGAATGTAGTAATATTATCAACTGTAATACCCGAACTATCTGAAGTAGCAATGCTAGTTCCGACAATATCAAGTCCACTAACTGTAACTGTACCACCTGCAATGCTTTGTATTCCGACTATGCCAGTACCTGCGTTGATGTTAATGTTACCGTTAACAGAGCTAACTGCAAGGCCGCCACCTGTTGTTTCTTCTTGTATTTCAGATGTTAAAATAGCACCAGTGAATGTAGTTTGTGTAGCACTAACAGTTGTATTAACTGTTGGATCAAAAAACTTAGCGTCTACATAACCTTTAGAAACAGCATGCAACGATGTTGTTGGTGTACTGTTTGCAAGGGTTAAATCACCAAGCATTGGAATCGCGCCACTTGTTGGAAGTTTTGTATTATCTTCAACAACAATGTTTGCACTACCATTAAATGCAACACCGTTAATAGTTCTTGGAGTTGCTAGGGTGTCTGCTGTAGTTGCAGCAATATTACCAGTTGCAGTTAAGTTACCACCGATTGTTAAGTCACCAGTTGTAACAGCACCAAATGTAACTGCTGTTGTTGTTAGGTCTGCATTTGAAAGATTAACAATGCCGCTAAACTCTATTGCATCAGTTGGATTTTTAGTTTGGATTAAAAGGGCGCCACCTGGATCTGTTATTATTGAACTCATGCCTTCTATCAGTAAATCACCTGCACGAGATGCAATATTAAGACCATCGTCGCTCTGAATATTCATGCTACCTGGACCATTTTTAACAATATCGCCTGCTAATAGTAATCCAACTAAAGCTTCGTCGATAATAGCTAGACTACCGCCAGGAACAAGACTACTTCCGTCCGGATCTATTACTACAGTAGTTCCTGCAAGATTACCAAGAGGCCCGCTATGTAGTCCTTCTGAAGCACCAACTAGCAAGCCATTAAACTCACCAGTAAATACTGCAACTCCGTCTGGATTATTTGCAGCGTCACCGTCAATAATAACTGTTGTTCCGTCTAGGGCATACATTGTGTCTAGAGTTACGTTACCCGTTAAGTTGCCTGTTACATTACCTGTTACATTACCATTTAAGTTAGCTGTTACTGTTCCAGAAATAGCACTTCCTGGAATCTCACTGTTATCATAATCTACTAGTAATGTTGTATCGGCACCTGTAACATTACCTTTGAAAGATCCAGCTGTTGTAATATCTAATGCAGCTACAACATTACCTACTTCTAATCTACCTAAATAAGCATTATTCCAAGCAAGAGAAGCTGACCCTAGATTGTGTGTCAACGTAGTAGCAGGATTAATGTCACTTGCTATTCCAGCAGCAAAGTTAACTGTGTCTCCGCTACCGTCACCAATGTTAATATTACCAGTTGCAGTAATAGTACCGTCGATATTTATATCACCAGTACCTACAATGTTATGTCCTCTAAGGTGCAAGTCACCATCTAAGAAAGGATCGTTTGGTGCTGCTTGTGCTTCTGTATAGTACGGATCAGTTGCCGGAACACTTAGTCCTGCAACTACGCCGCCACCTGAAGCAGGGTTACCGCCTGGGGTTATACCGTCACCGACAAATATTTGTTTATTGTCAGTGGTGTATATTAGTTCACCTTCTTGTGGGGTATAAGTAAGTCTATCATTGTCTTGCCCCCTTTTTAATAGTAGTGCCATTTTGTTTCTTCTCCGTATCTGGTAATATCAACTATAGTATTTATTAAATCCGCGTGTCCAGTGTATTTTAAAACGTTCCAAAGTCTGGACCTAACACATCTGGTTGGTTAATCGCACCTTGATCTAGATTAATCCGAGCAAGTAAGTACGGTATAACCGTATTAAACTGTCCGTTTATTGGACCAAAGTCAAAGCTAGTTAGTGCAGACTCTAAGTCTCTAACATCAATACCGTGAACTAATCCTGTAACGTTTCCAGTAACATTACCAGTTAAGTCAGCAAAGATATCTGTTGCTGTAACATCTCCAGTTATGTTTATGTTTCCAGTTCCTGTAATACTGTTTCCGTTTAGGTCTAAGTTTGCTCCTAAACTTGGCGCAGGGTCTTGCGACAATGCTGTAGCATCACTATCGATAGTTACAGTATTATCTGTTACAGTTACCGTAATGTTATTTCCGCCTGCTACTGTTAGTGTGTCTAAGCCTACTTGTACAGTATCAGTATTTGTGCCGTCGGATACTGTAAGGTCTCCTGCACTTATAGCAGTAACTAAAAGAGTATCTCCTGTACCGTCTAATGAAATGCCGCTGCCTGCTTCAATCTTTTTAAACTGTAAAACTCCGTCTACTTTTTGTTTAAAAAGTCCTTCACCGTTTGACCCTATGTTTAGGGCTGTGTTATCCAGCCCTAAGTTTTGCTCTAGGAAAGTGAAGTTATCATTTATTTTTGCAAATGCAGTCCTGATATTATCGCCTGTTCCGTCGTTGGCAATATTACCAATGTTTATTTGTCTAATAGCCATTTTTGCTCCTCATTAGTATTTATCAGTACCTTACAATCTGCCAACTGCTACTTCAATAACACCTTTAACATCAGTGTCTTTGTTCTCTAACGACTTACCAATAACTGAACCAGTTTTTGGATCATTGTCAACCATAGCATAGCCTGGTACTGCACTTGCAACTAGCATGTCACCTTTACGTACACGACCTAGTACTTTACACGGTACTCGTCCTTGAAGTGCTAGTTCAACAACATGTTCTCCGTCACACTCTTTGTTCATTGAGTATGCTGGGTTCGTAGAAACAACACCTGCCATTCTACGATCACCTTTAGTAGTTGTTACAGTAACTTCTGCATCACCACCAAACACTAACACAGTACCCGGCTCATATGCTGCATCAGCAGCGTACTTTTCTGCCAAGTCAGCGTATGTAGCATCTAGTTTAGATCCACTGCTTAGACTCCAGTCACCTGTAATAGTACCTGCTGTTGTGCTTGCACCAGTTGTTAAGTTAGTGCCTTGGAAAGTATTTGAATACATTACATTCCAGTATGCAGTACTTGTACCAACCGTTTGTGTAGTAGTGTTACGTCTAATGTTGGTATCGACTACACCAATCAAAGATATTGTATCAGTTGCTTCGTTACCTAAGTCAGTGTTACCTTGTACAGTTAAGTTACCTGTTAGGCTTGCACTTGCTAGTGATGCAGCACCAAATGCTACATTACCTAGTGCGCCAGCAGTAACTTCGTTATCACTAAAGGTTGCTTTAGGAATAAACTTAAACTGATCAGTGCTTCTGTCATAACCAAAGAAGCCAATGTTTGCTGCTGTATCATACCAACGGAATACAATACCTCTATCTTTAGCATCATCTGCTGTAGGTGCTGCATCGCCGCCTAACATAAACACTGGATCGTCAACAGTTACAGTAGTTGAGTTAACTGTAGTAGTTGTACCATTAACTGTTAAGTCTCCGCTAATAGTTAGATCATCGTCAATAAGAACACCGTAATCACCTTTTGTTCCGGCATCAGCACCGTCATTTGATTTAATAACTAGAGCGTTTGAGCTTGCACTTGTGATCAAATCTGATCCAAGTCTCAGGTCGCCTACATCAGCTGTTACTGACGTCATTTTACCGTTTGAACCTGCAAGCGATGCTGTTACGTTAGTACCGTTAGTAACTTGTAGTGTACCAGCTTGTAATGTGTTTACATTACTAATATCACCGTTGTCACCTGTAAACAGAACGTTTCCATCAAAGTCTTTCATTGTAATATTAAAGTTAGGAGATGAACCACCTTGTTCTAATATTGTATTGCTTAGTAGTCTAACAGCTACAACGTTAACACGACCGCTTGTGTCAGTTTTAACAATGTGTGCTGTTGCTGCTGCTTGCCCATCATCAATGATTTCAACACCGTATGTTGCATCTTGTGGAACTGCTGCGTTTGCACCCGCTGCTACTGCTGCTGATACGCTTGTTCTTGAAACTAGACCTAGTGTAGTACCAGGTACGTCACTGTGTAGCATGCCGCCACCTTCGTCAACAACAGTACCAAATCCTACTGTGCTTACTGCACCTGCACTTGCAGCAGTGCCGCTTCTACCTAATACAGTATCAGTTGGTATCCACTGCATGTGACTTGGTGCAAGACCGTCTGATGTACTTGTAGCAGTTTTATATTGTACAAAGCCTTGTGCATCTACATTAAAGTGTACATTGCTGTAAATGCTTAGACCTAGTTCTGCTTGTATCTGTCTCGATGTGCCAGTCGGTGTACTTGCTGCACTCTTACCAACATTCATTAGCAACTTGCTTTGCTGAATGTCTGCGCTGCTGTTTACATCTGCATCTAGTATAACGTTGTCAGTGATTTCCCAAATACTTGTACCACCAAAGTATACTTCAAGCACTGGCATTACTGCTGTTCCGTCTTGAACATTTACTGGTGATGTTTGTACTGCGTCGAATGGGAACGGTGGAACATCATAAGCACCTGATACTTTAGCTCCGCCTACCTCTCTAATCTCTAGTGATGTTACGCTACCATTAATGTCAACGCCAGTAATCTCAATCTGTGTTTTTGGATACGGATTACCTTCAGGGTCGTTACTAATAGTACCGCCTGCTAGTTCTAAGATATCGCCAACGTTTAAGTTAGCACCTGCATTACCTAGTTTATAGTCTACAGTTCTTGCAGAGAACTTAAATGTGTTGAATACGTCACCTGTTTGGTTAGTACCAAAGCTGATCGGAAACGCTTCTTCTCCTGGGAACAAGTTAACTCTACCAGATGCAGTTGACAAGTCTGGGTTTGTAACTGTAAACGTATTACCTACTGTAGGCAAACTGTTTACACTGTCTGGGAAGAAACGTATTCTTGGGTTAGTTCCTGCAATGTCTAATAGCTGTGCAAACTCGCCTGTTGAACCATTTGAGAATGCAATAGTACCGCCTGCGACTGGAGTTCCTGCAAGATAGAAAGTATCAATCGGAACTTCGTATACACCACTAAACATTAGTGTATCGCCGTCTGCTGCTGTTAATGATTCAACGTCATACAAGTTAGATAGTTGTTGTGCAACACGTACTAGTCCGTCTACGTAAATCTTAGTAGTAGCATCTTGTTCGTTAATCGGGTTACGTAGGTTAGTAACACTAAACGAATCTACAAAGTTTAGATCGCCTTCTAGTGGTGTTGTACCGTTAAGCGAAATGTATCCTGGTCCAATACGTTGATTAGACACAATACGTCCTGATGCTGTACCTAAGTCACCATGTATAATACCTAGACGCTTGTCGATGTATTGTCTAGCAGCAAACTCTGTTGGAACTGCATCCGGAGCGTTGTCTGTAAACTCTTCATCAACTGAGAACTCTTTAACTTCAACACCTCTACTAAACTGTAGTCCGTTTACGTTTGAAAGTGCTAGTCGAGCGTTGAATGTAATCTCACCAGTACCTTGATCGATCTTAAAGAACTCACCAACTCGGAAGTTACCGTCTTGGTCAGTACTTGTGTAGAACACTCGCCCGCCTGCGCTTTCGTCTGTTTCTCTAGTAAACGAAGGTTGCTTAGGTTCACCGTAGATTGCATTTGGATAGTTAGTAGTGTTATAAGAACCAGTACCAACATCTGCAAAGTCGTGGTTAGTAGAGCGCAAGTTTGAAATACGTCTTGTAATCTTAGCCTTTTCGCCTAGTGCTAGTCCTGCAACAAGCGTAGTACGCTCATCTTCGTCATCACTTAGTCTGTGTACTGGTAAGTTAATACCAGTTGTAGAGCCAGGATTTAGATCATTGTCATAATCATTATTATTAATAGTTATGTATGGGAATCCGGTAACATCAGAACCGTCTTCACCTGCACCAGTATAATAGTTGTTTACTTTGTGTAGTTCACCATTCCAAGCAAATATCATTTGTCCGCGTTTTAAACGTGCAATAGAAACAGTACTTAGTGTGTCTTCTTGAATGGCAATCTTAACGTCACCTGCTGATGCACCGTAAGTTCTTGTACCAACAACTAGATCAGTTACTTGTGCGTTAGTATTGTCTACTTGTAGTTTAACAAAATCAAAGCTACTCTGTAGAGTAATCTGAGCACTACTTGAACCTACTGCTGTTCCTAGAGCATCGTTTGATGCGTAGTCAATAGTATTATAACCGATAATCGCTTCATCAAACTCTAGTGCGTTTGCTTTCTTAACAGGGCGAGGAGCAGCAACATCAGTGAATACAAAGTTACGTATTGTTCTGATAGTGATAAGTTCATCTGTGTTAGTTGGATGAGCTAAACCAAACTGTTCTGATCCTTCTGTACCTGTACCACCAAAGTTGATTTTTAATATATCACCGTTGCGTACAAATGTACCAGCAACATTGCCAGTTGATGCAATACTGTTGATTTCATAGTATTTAACATCTCTAGCAAATACGATGTCAAATGTTGCTGAACCGTTGTTAACCGGTAATGCTGTTAATGCTGTTAGGTCATCAACCCATCCGTCAATATTTGTTGCAACACCACTAATAACTGCCGCAGTAACAACTCCGCCGCTTCCGTCAACGGCTGTAATCTGTAGCTGTACTGCTGTAGTTGTATTAGAGTTACCTGGAAGTGTTACTTCAACTACATTACCTGCTGCATAACCACTACCTGCATTGTTAACTGTTACTTTCTTAGGAAGCAATGCTCGTTCGTGTCTAACTTCGATTATCGAATACTGCGGTGGCACATAGTTGTAATCGTATATGTACATTGCTTGTTCACCAACTGCACTTACTTGTGCAACTTTAGCAGTCTGAACCATGTCGTCACGTAGTCTTACACTATCTGGAATCTCATCTGGGTCAACACCTGTTGAAACTAGACCCCAGTCACCATAGATACTCGAACCGTTTAGTGAACGTATCTCACCGCCTTTATCTGCAACATAAGATCTATGACAGTAGTATGTGAATACAGACACAAGTTCTGAAATAGCGTTGTTAGTAACATAAACACCGTAACCTAAGTCATTAACTTGTGTAAAGTCGTTTGCTAGGATAGATCTGTTACCAGCTGTTTCAATAACAACTTGTGCAGGTGCAAACGTATCTGCTGTTGTTCTATCGCCAACTAAGCTATAAGAAGATTCAAACGGTGCAGCTTCAACGCCATTTTCAATAATGTCAACAATGTATGCAATGTTGTCAGTTACAAGCTGTAATGATCCTGCTTCAGTTTGAATCGTACCATCAAAACTTTGTGTAGAACTTGAGTACTTTGTACCAAACCCTGGATCACCTACTGTGTTTTGACTTAGCACATAATCTGCTAGTGTGCCTATATAAACAATACCTGCTCTTGTTTCTGTTAGCTGATCAGTGATTGCTTTTAATGCACTTATGTTGTTATAGTATGATTTACCAGCTTCGACAGATTTTTCATAACTTTCATTATCTAAGTCTTCGATCAATGCATCAACAATGTATCCAACGTCACGTCTACATAAGCTCTCGTTATAAGAAAATGCAGGATATGTAGCATTGATAAATCCTATAACTTCGTCTTGTATAAACTCTTTGTTAAGTGTTAACAAGCTCTTAGCGTTTGGATTTTGATCAGGTATTGTGCCAACTGTAATGCCTGCGTTAACAAAAGGTGTATTAGCATCAAAAATAAGTGTACAATCACCTGTTGTGTTGTTTTTATTAATGATATCGTTGATTTGATAACGCTTACCATTTTTAACAATGATAGTAGGCAGTGAAGGAAAACGTTTAAACTGTCCTGAACGTTTATCACGGATTCGTGCAGCAACTTCTGTAGAAGTGTTTCCTACGCCTTGTGGATTGCCTGCTCCTGCGTCATACAAATAACCTTCGAGATTACTTACTTTACCGTCAATGAATATGCCGCCGCCAAAACGTTTAGTGTCACCTAGTGATCTTGTAAACGATGCTGCTGTCTGAGTATACGGTGATTTAGTTTGTATTTGGCCATCTGGATCAAGTACTTCCATAAAGCCACCATGGTCTTGACAAGTAAATCCGCTAATAAACGTTGCGTTGTTCATTAGTAAGATATCCATGTCTCTGTTATTCAGCGGTGTGCTGTTAACATCTTCAGGATCGATTAAGTAGTGGTATCCGTATTCGACCGGGTCTATTGCAACAATGTGTGTTGTTAAGTCTGTAACAGCTTCACTGTCTCCTGCATAGTCTTCATACTTTCTCACATTGTAGTCAGGACCTATTTCAAACTCTCCTTGACATAGTATCAATGCAAACGTGTTTGAAATATCAGTTGCTTGTACATAACCTCTAGCACCTGTTAAGTCTTGTATAACGTAGTCGCCTTCTGTTAATGATTGTACATCATTAAAAGTAACATATTGCTTTTTAGCACCTGCGTTTCCATCGTATGCTGCATCTCTGCGGAAGTATGTTTTAGCCCAAGGTGATTTTGAAATAGCATCCTTAGGACGTAGAATAACACGTCTAAAGTGATCACCTGCAACAGATACGTTTTCTGCCATACGAATCGGATAGTCTTCTTCATACTGTCCTGATTCAATAAGCAATGTAATCTGTATGTCTTTAACAGAGTTACCAAACTCAACTTCGTCACCTGCTTGGAAGTTTACTCCGGGTGTTAGCAGTTCAAAGCGTATAATATCACTTTGTGCAGGAGCAGCTCTTTGCGTGTAGTTTAGAATACGACCGCGAACATCGCGTCCAGTGATTAAACGTGTTGTAATAATCTTACCTGGAATAATATTGTTGTTGTTAAAGTCTGCGTTATCTGTGTTGTCACCAGCTTGGTCAATACCAGTACCTTTGTGATCAAGTTGGATATCATAAACGTTTGATTGCCCTGTAACTGCTTGTGGAGGAATAACAACTTTGGCAGCATAGTCAGGACCATTATAAGTAATAACTTGACGATAAGGACCAGTCATTGCGTTAATACCTGGACGAGCTACTGGGTCGTAAGGTATAACAAAGTCACGAGCAGGATCCATATCAAAGCGATCAAAATCGCCTAGTGTAACACTGTTGTCGCCATAGATAATACGTTCTGCATAACGTGCAGCATGTCCTACTGTTTTAAATGCATTTGCAAATGAGCGACCGATGCTGTCTGGTGGAACGTTAACCATGTTGTCATCGCCGCTGTTCCAACTAACATACAAGTTAACTTTTGAGTTAGGAGCAGTTTGATCAACATAGTACTTTGTTGCTGCTAGCAGATCTTGTGCATAAACATCTGTTACGTATGTGTTAAGATCTCCGCTTGTGGAACCTGACAGGGTGTCTAGAGGGCTCATACTCCATTGTGTAATATTTGAATCTATTATTTCTACAGTAACACTATTTGTTACAGGAAATCTTACAGTACCAATAGTACCTGTGTTTGCTTGTATTAAGTTTTCGTCTGCTTGTAGTGTTACAGGATCGTTTAAAATAAGTGTAAAGCCGTTTGGTGCACCGTCGCCTGCAAGTTCACCAGGGTGATCTCCTAGTTGTAACCAACCAGTCATAGTGTCACCGGTTCTGCGTACAGCGCCTTTGCGTTCTACTGCTTCGTCTGCATTGTACAGACCTCTTAAAAACTTATCGTACTGTGCATCTTGTAGATAAATGTTACCAACACTGTTAAATCCGTTTACGTAATCACTCTTACCAGCTTTTGCACTAGCTCTATTATCATATAATACAACAATGTCTTCTTCTAAAAATACTTCTTCAGCACTAGCATTGTATACAGTTAAAGGTGTTACTGCAATGTCGATCCAGTTAGTACCGTCTGACGATACTTCAAGTGTTCCTGAACTTACACTAAAGTTACCAACAATGTCTCTAATGTATACTGTTGAAGCATTACTAACTTCTTGTGCTACAACACCAGATGCAGAACTTGCACTCTGACGTATTTGTAAACCACGTTGTATACTAACAGTACCAGTTAACGAAAAGTTAAATGCAGTATAGCGTGGAACACGCATATAGTAAGTTAGTGCATTGCTGTAACCTTCAGCAGCACCTAAAAACTTAACTGCCTTGCCGTCTTCTTCTCTTCCAAACCCGTGACCTGGAATAGTGATAATGCCATCTGTTAAGTTTGTAATAGTCCAAATAGGAGCACTTGTAGGTTCGGAGCGTAAACCTAGCTCTCCTGTCATTTTGTCTTGACCTTGTTCTACATAGTTTGCATCTGCAAAGCCTTTGTCGATTACCATGTCTGCAGGACTATAGTTAGTGTTGTATTGAGTATTAACACGATTAACCATTCGTTCAGATGTGTCAATACCAACCATACCGTATTCGTAACCTTGTCCGCTACGACCATGTAGTGTACCGCCAAGTTCTGGAGTATTATCTAGTACAATATTTGCCGCAGTGTTTTCAATAACAATAGCACCTAGCTCTGCGTCAAAGTTAACATTGATACCTTGTCCTTCGCGACCTTTTAGTGTTTTAAACTGTAGTACTTCTGAACCAGCAACCGTTGTAACAACAGGAACTTTATTTTCCTGTCCAATCATTGTTTCTGGTGTATCTGCTAGATCAACAAATCCAATGGCGCCGCCCTGGCCTAAAAAGCCGTAGATTTCGTTAAAGTTTTGATTGATTTTGTTAAACGATTCGCGTAGGCTATCACCTGTTCCGTCATTACCCTCAACACCAATGTTTATTTCGCGTCTTGCCATTTTTTATTTGCTCCGTTTATATAGCAGGACTTGCTAGATCGTCTAGCTTATCCATATTAAAGTTTACGCTAACACCACAACCACATGACGATTGTGCATTAGGATTTCTAATCTCAAATGTTGATCCAATGATAGATTTAACATAATCTATTTCAGATCCTAGTAAAAACATTAAACTGTGTGCCCCAACTACAAAACTACCTAAGTCGCATGCTACTACTGTGTCATTTGCTTCGATATCTTCTACTTGTGCAGTTCCCCATTCGTATTCAAAACCAGCACAACCGCCACCTTTTATATTAAGAGTGATAGCATAACAGTCATTTTCTTGACAAAGTTTGCTAATCTGATGGTTTGCTGCTGGTGTTAAAGTGATAGGAGTCATGTTTTTTACCTTCCTTGTATGTATTTATGATTATTTTTTATAATCTTAATGTAAATATAGTTATGTTTTTAGGTGAATATAGAGAAAGATTCCGGTACGAGCGTGTGTCAAAGAACGGACACAAACACCCCTACTTTAGGAATAAAACGTTTTTACAGTTAAGATGTGATTGTTGTATGACTGAGTTTTCAAGACCTAAAGGATCTATGGATCCTAAGCGTCTTAGCAACAGTTATTATCATGTGTGTAGTAACTGTGATGCTAAGAAGTTTGCTCAGGAAAAGGGTGTTGAAAAGCGTAATATTTGGAATATGAAGGCCGACAGTTTAATCGACATCAGCCTTCTTTAAGCGTTACAAAGATGCGGCATTAAAGATCTAGTCTTTAAATATCTTTCTTTATGCCAATACGGTTTGCATGCTGCATGTATCTCGTCTAACTTGTCTCGCTGTTTTATTTCGCGATCCATTGTTCTGTAATGTTGAACTACTTCAGAACTTATATTCATATTAAGAGATTGATTAACAACTTCAGCTATGCGTATATGACTTTCAATAGCAGGATGTCCGTCTTGGCAAACTCCGTTAGTCCATTCAGCAGAGTACTCATACTTTTGATCTTTTTCAATGAACTCGTCTATATTGTGCATTATCATTCTTGGATGAAATATAATACTTTGCCAGTTTATTCCCAAACGGGCTGCTGTGCTATCTTGATTAGAGTACCAATCATCCATTGTCAAAAAATAATATTCAATATTTGCTTTATCTAAAAGATCAGCCGCAGCCTTAACATAATGATAGCTTTTAAACTTACACCAATCATCTGACCACCACTTGCTGTTATCTTCAACAAAGTTTCCAGTAAAGTATCTATTACCAGCGGAAAACCACTTTAACGGTTTTCTAGGATCCCAGTGATCAAATCTTGGATAACTCGACCACTGCAATACTACTTTAGTTGACCCTGGTGTAAACTTATGAAAGTTGTGCATAAGATTAAAGAATATTCGTTCATTACCTGATCCTGACTCTGCAATGTTATACGAGTCAGGATTGCTTTCACAAAGAATATCTGCCCAAGTTGCCCAGTAATATGAACTGTATGAACACCCGTCTATATAAAGATGCATATACTAGTTTTCTTTTTTCCAAATAGTCCAAGCACCGTAAGCAATAGCACCGTATGCTACTAGGCTTGCGATTGGCTTAAAGATTAGAAATGCTACGCCGGCTGCAACAAGGATTGCTCCGTCAAGTGTTGTGCGCTCGCTAAGTCTTTCTGTGATCCATTTTTTAACCATTGTGTTTCTCCTTTATAATATTTACCGTCTTAGTTCGTGCAGTAAAAACTCTTTTGGATCACACCAAAATGTTTCCCAAACTGGTTCACCTGGACCTGTTACCATGCAAACAACAACTTCGCAACGTTTAAACCAAATACGTTTTCCAGACAGATAACAACGTCTAGGAAATAACGAGAGCTTCTGCTTCTGTTCTACTCTGCGATTGTTGAACATGTAATAGTTCATTGACTCTAGTTGAAAGTTTACTTTCTCTGGTATTGGCATAGTTGTATAGTTCAATAGACGCAAGGTTTTTGCATTTGCTTTCGCACATGATATCAGCAGTATCAAGGAATGACAATGCCCAGTCGTTAGCAGTTTGGTTAGGATACCAATCGCTGTGTGCTCGTAGTTTCTGTTTTTTGTGTCCTGCTTCTAGCAAACGATTCATATCGGGCAAACTGTTATGATCAAAGCCTTCGGGTAAGTTTTCGTCACGGCTGTAGCTGTAATGTATTGCAGGACGCATACCACGCCACGAGTCTACTATGCGTAGATATCTATCGTCGGTGGGCTGAATGTACTCTCCTGTACGGACCCAGTGATGGTGTATGTCAAGTACGAGTGCGACATGATTTTGGAGTTCGAGGCTCGCTTCAATGCCGTGTGACATTTCATCGTTTTCGATTGTGATTGTGTTTCTCGCTTCTGGCGATAGTCGGGGAAGGACGTCGATGATACCGGCTGGACCTTGGCGGCCGCTGATGTGTACGTTGCACTTGAAATCTTGGAACTGGGTACCGTATCCCATCCAGCGTATGACATCCACATGGTATTCAAACTCCTCTATACTACGCTCAACGATATCTGGGTTGTCACTAGCAAGGACAGTAAACTGACCAGGATGCATAGACAACCGTACATCCAACGACCTTGCAAGCTCGCCGACCCGTGCAAAAGACTGTTCACAATAGCTGACCACAGTAGGTAGTTTCCAAAAATAGCTCCAGTCAGGCTGAGTGTATACAGGAAGGACATCACTGCCAAGTCGAACCATTCGTAACTCATGTGGTAGACTCCCTACGTATTCTATTAGCTTGTAATATGATTCAATGTTATGAACCATAATATCCCACAGTCGTTGTTCTGCAACATCACGTGTCTGTCTGTTGAGCCACTGAACTGTAGTGCTACGAGTATTTAGTGGTCGTTGTATTTCTTCTAGTAGTTTTTTCTTTTGTGCTTGGTCTGGGTGCATGTATTTACATGCGAAGCCTATGCGTTGTGTCATGTGTTTGCCTAATGTTTGTTAGCTTAATGTTTGTTAGCTTAAT